ACTAAAAAAATTATTATTACTTACGATGAAACAAACGAAAAAGTGTCAGGTTAAGTCCAAGTTCTACTATATCTTTTGGGGAACTGCTACATCATCAGTATTATTGGGACAACTATATGTCGGAACTGGATATCGAACAATGGCAGAAAGCACACTGAGTTTTCAAGATTACCTTGTAGAACTTTTAGATACTGCTAATACTAATACTTTCTGATGGGAATACTAAAGATCGATAAAACCAAAATGGTGGAGGAGAAAGTTAAAACTACACCAGAAAATGTGGCAGAAGCAAATCAAGCATTGTTTCGTGCTACAATGAATCTACCTGCTGCTGCAAAGCATTGTGGTATGACTCAGAAGGAAATGAAATTGACCTTCTGGGAATTTTTGAAATATCATCCTCGTGATTATGAAGATAACGAATTGCCTCCTATAAATAAAGGTGGTAATACTAATATTTAAAAAATGAAGTTAAAAAGATCTCAATACGAACATACTCCTCCAACTGAAGTAGAACTTGCCTGGATATCTGGTATCTGGGAAGGAGAGGGATGTTGGCAGTATAAAAAAGCAAGAGAAAGGTATAATCACCGCAATGGAAAGAATTATACTTCTAAACCAGAAATGCTAATGTGTATTCAGATGACCGATAAAGACATTATTGATAGAGTATCAAAAATAATGGACGGTAGAAGCTCTACTTTTACACATGTTCCATCAAAAAAAGTAAAAGGTTTGAAACCACTATGGACATTCTCTATTAGAGGTAAGGCTGCTGTATTATGGACTAATCTTATGAAACCATATCTGGGTGAAAGAAGGTTAGAAAAGATTGGAATGATTTATGAAAACATTGATACTGAACTGATATGGTTAGTTTGAAACAACTTAAAACGCCAGTGCGTTACCCTGGCGGGAAGAGTAGAGCAGTCGCCAAAATGGATCCTTACTTCCCAGATCTTAGAGACTATAAGGAATACCGAGAACCATTTCTTGGTGGTGGAAGTGTTGCGATTCATGTTACAAAAAAGTATCCACATCTAAATATTTGGGTAAATGATCTTTATCAACCACTTGTAAATTTTTGGCAGCAGTTGCAAGACGAAGGAAATATACTCAAAGAACATCTGGTTGATCTTAAGACATCAAATAATACTCCAGAATTGGCAAGAGAATTGTTCTTACAGTCAAAGGAGAAGGTCAATGATCAGAATTTATCTGCTATTGATCGCGCTGTTTATTTCTATGTCGTTAATAAGTGCTCTTTCAGTGGGCTCACTGAAAGTTCGTCGTTCTCTCCTCAGGCGTCAACGAGTAATTTTACTCTGCGCGGAATTGAAAAAATGCCCGACTACTCTAAACTAATTAAAGATTGGAAGATTACTAACTTATCATATGAACAACTTCTTACAGATGATACTGAGTGTTTTACTTACTTAGATCCACCTTATGAAATTGGAAGTAGTCTTTATGGTAAGAGGGGTTCTATGCATAAAGGATTTAATCACGATCACTTTGCTATAAAGTGTGATCGGTTTGTCGGCCCTCAATTAATATCTTATAATTCATCTCAACTTATCAAAGATCGTTTTACTGATTGGAATGCTGCCGAGTTTGACCTTACTTATACAATGAGGTCTGTTGGTGAATACATGAGAGATCAGAAAGAAAGAAAAGAATTGCTATTGTTTAATTATGAAATGCGAAGTAAAATTATATAAGGCAGGTCAAGTCTTTAATGAAAGTGTGATTGCAAGAGATTATCAGGATGCAAAAGAAGTTGCTCTTGCACGAAATCCTGGTGCAAATGTTGTTAGTGTTACTGCTGTATTTAAATAATGGAACTGAAAGACTGGTTGAATTCAATTAACTTTACAAAAGAAAATTTGATGGAAGATCTATCAAATAAAAAAGATTATCCACCTTACATCATCAACCGATGTATGTCTGCTCATGTCGATTGTATTCTTTATGCGAATGAGATGAATATGCATTCTCATCTTTCAAAGGACATGCAGTATGCTTTCTATCTAAATGGCATCAGAAAAAAGAAAAGATTCTCTCCCTGGATTAGAAAAGATAAAGTGAATGACATTGATGCTGTGAAGCAATACTATGGTTATAGTAATGAAAAGGCATCTCAAGCTTTGAAAGTCCTAAATAATACACAACTTAATTTTATTAAACAGCGACTTGAAAAAGGTGGACAGAATGGCAGATCAAATTGTTGAAGCACAGGTGCAGTGGACACCAGATATGATGATTGAGGTTACACTTGGTGAACCTGATGATTTTTTAAAAGTAAGAGAAACTTTGACACGAATTGGAGTTGCATCTAGAAAAGAAAAGAAACTCTATCAAAGTGCCCACATTCTTCATAAGCAGGGTAGATACTACATTACTCATTTCAAAGAACTCTTTGCTCTGGATGGTAAAAGAGCAAATCTTACAGTAAACGATGTTCAGAGACGCAACCGTATCGTCAAACTCTTATTTGATTGGGGGTTAGTAGATGTTGTCAAACCTGACATGATTACTGACATTGCCCCACTCAATCAAATCAAAGTTCTTCCTTATAGAGATAAGAGCGAGTGGATTTTAGAGCAAAAATATAACATTGGATCAAAGAATAAAAGGAAAGAAGAAACCGAATAAGTCTCAGGAGGTGCTTGACACCTCCTTTCTTTTTAATTATAATGGGTGCATACAAAACCTACCCAATGACTGCCTTAGAATCTCTGCAGACTCGTATAGAAAATTTTAAAGTTACTTATGAGTACAATCCCATGTTCACATATCAAGAGAATCGTGGAGCATTTCTAACTCGTTTGATAGATCAAGCGATGGGTAATTATGTTGAAGAATCTATCCCTGAGTGGGATACTGATCCAAAAGCAAAGCACTTAGGTGTTGGATTTAAAATTGACTGGGAAAACTCAAAGGTTGTTGTAGAACAGAAAAAGAATCCCCAGACTGATAATGGTTCATCTCGTAAATCAAATCTTCTTAAATTGAAAGAGTCTGCAGAAGAGAAAGGTAAAACTCCTATCTATGCATACTGGGAAGATCGTCCAAAGAATGATTATATGAAGGATGGTGTCCGCCACTTACATGGTAAATCCATCTTCAAGTATCTTGGTGTTGAAGATAAGTGGGAAGACTTTCTCTCTCATGTAAATGATGTTAAAATGATTATTAAAGAAGAACTTTCTAATAAATTCGATGAAAAATTTCAATCCTTTAACAACCCTACTGTATGAAGAGATTGATTGTCGTAATGCCAAAGTAACAGACTTTGAAGTAAAACCAACAACTATTCAATATGTCAGAGATTTCATTGAAAAGTGGCATTACTCTTCTAATGTGAATGGGTTACGTATATCGCATGTCTTTGGTCTCTTCTACAATGGAGATCTGATTGGTGCAATGATTTACGGTCCCTTAGGTATGGCAAATACCTGGAAGAAGTATGGTGATTCTGAGAATGATGTTGTTGAACTTCGTAGACTTTGTTGTATTGATAATACTCCTAAGTGTACAGAGAGTTACTTCATTGGAAAGACTTTACGTTGGTTGAAGAAAAATTCTGATTATAAGGTTGTTGTCTCATATGCAGATGCTCACTATAATCACACTGGAACTATCTACAAAGCAACTAACTTTGAGTATCATGGATTGACTGCCAAAGGTAGAGTCATTGATTTTGATGGTAAATTGTATCATGATAAGTGTATTCGCACATATTATACTGACACTAAAGGTGTGAAAAAATTAAAACCATTTGCTCAAAGAGTAAAGGATGCTCTGGAAGACGGTCGGGCAAAATATGTCAATACTCCAGGAAAACACATTTATGTTTTCAGATTGAAAAAAGTAAAGAAATCCGAATAAAAATCTACGGGGTTCACTACCTCGTTTTTTTATGCTTTGTTATAAATAATGATGGATGCCTTCGGGGTCCACACAATCAAATCTCGCTTTAAAAGGGGAATACAAATGGGAAACCTTGCACGGTATACTGCTGCGGACCTATCTGCGCTCATGGAGCGTATAAATAGGAATAGCATTGGAATGGATGAATACTTCGATAGGTTGTTTAATCTACATGAAACAACGAAGAATTATCCGCCATTCAATCTAGTCACGGTCAGCAACATAGAATCAAGACTAGAACTTGCACTTGCAGGATTTAGAAAAGCAGAAGTAAATGTCTACACACAAGACGGAAAACTCTTTGTCGAAGGACAAAAAGAGGACACCGAATCAGAAACCACCTATGTCCACAGAGGAATGGCTCAACGATCTTTCACCAGATCTTGGACATTGGCAGAGGACACGGAAGTTAGATCAGTTGA